TTAGTTTTTTTTATAATCCTCAATATCTTCATTACCAGTACCCATTATCTTTGTGGCAACGTCTGCAATTACATTTGTGTCAGCTTTTGTTTTGAAGGATAGAATGTGTTGTGCATTGAACATCTTTTCGCCATCTTTCGTTAAGGCTTTTTCAATGATAACGTCAATGAGGACAAGCAAATCGGTATTCGTTGCACCCTTGAATATCTTTTGTTTCTCAAGCATATTAAAAGGCTTGGTGTGAATAGCTTTATCGCCTGTCAAACCCCACTCTGGAACTTCAATAATTTGTGTGTCTAGCTGACTAAAATGGTCACGAATACCATCAAAGTAGTCAATCTTTTCATCTGCCATTTTAGACTGTTCCGATGGTCAACCCACCATTACCTTGTCCAGATACAGTTCTAGTTGTCACACCATCTAGGGTAACACCTACAGACATTCCAGTGACTATTCCACTACCAGAAAACTTTCTATCTCCAGAAGCATTACCCTCTGGCAAGAACGCAAAAGTAAGTTCTGCTCCTTGTACCAATGTTGTTTGACCAGAATCAGTTTCATCGAAGTTCATATCAATAGTAAACGTATAAGTACCTCTACCAACTAGATATGATTTCATTGAATCACCAAGTGCTGTATCCTCAACAACATCGTGCGTAGTATCTACTGTGAACCCTGTAGCATTACCCAACGTAGTACCGCCAATAGTTACAACTCCTTCTTTTCCGTGATGTGTAGCCATTTATTTACTCCTTTTCTTCTTTAGGTTTTTCGGCTTTTTTAGAAACCGCCTTTTCTTCATGTATCTTATAACCATTTTTTTCAAAATGCTCTACATGATCTTCAACACATTTTATTATACTTTCGCCTTTTTTCATAGTTACATTTTTAGCCATTATGCACTCCCTCTTGTAAATTCATATAGAACCCTTGCTGTAATTCGAACACCGCCATATGGATATATTGTACCCTCATCGGTTGACGCTTCAATAATCTGGGTATCAATAGCATTACCATTTCTAGTTATATCATTATCTAAAGTTTCTTCAACAACTTCTATTATCTGGTTTCTAACTGTGTCTATATTAGTGTTTGTACCCTTGCCAAAAGCTACAATGAGAAAATCTATCGTTCCCCTATAAGACCCTGCACCTGTATCACCTATGCTTGACACTTCCCTTGTCTCGTCACCAGACTGAATAAACATAGCAGGGAATTGAGCATCACTTAGTTCTTCTACCTCAAAGGGTTCTCTTGTAATTTTTTTGAACTCAATAGGACTTGTAACCGCATCAAGCTTTGTAATTATGTCACTCGCTATATTTTCTCTTTTGCTCATAATCGCATTTCTTTGAAATAAAAACTCGCAAACTCTTCTTTTAACTTATCTTCTTCTTTATTGCCTATTGCAAAGAATGGTCTTGTTATACGTCTTTTACCTACCCCGAATGTGTCGTGATAACTGGCTATTTTTGCTCTTTCCATGTTTGAGAAGAATAAGGTGCTTTTCATACCACCTGTTTTGAAATCTAAGCTACGAAACATTTTACCTGTGTCTGTTAGGTCTACAAAGCCTGTTTGCCTACCCCTCTTTTTACGGCTTCTTACTGTGCCTTTAGCGTATGCCCTCATTTGCCCACCATCGGGAAGCTTCCCCGACTGTGTACGCTTAGTAATCATTAGAACCGCCATATTTGAAACCCTGTTCAATGATTTTTGTATGACCGCCTTTTGTTTTCTACCTATATTCTTCAAAAGGTTTGTAACAGCAATCGAATTGACGTCAACTTTTACATCAACTGCCATTAGCGAACTAATCTCAAATAATGTATGGCTTCTTTCTCTGAGTCGGATACTGTACCACCGCCATCTTCATCATACTCAACACCATCTCTAAGAATAGCTTGAAATTCTTCGTCATACCTATCTCTATAGAAATCAATCTGCACTTGAAACGTGTCTTTTCCTTCCCCTGTGTCGGGGTCACGCCATTTCGTTAATTGTGGGTAGATATATTTCCATAAGGTCAGATAAACCACCGATTGAATCCATTGTGAGTTCGTCAGCTTGCTATTGGTCATTTCTACCGATGTTACCTTTGTTATGTCCTTATAGCGTACTGTGTGCCTGTATCTTTCCCACCATTCTTCTCTTATGCGTCTTAAAACATCGTTTTCCGCAAACTGCATTTGATTTTCAAAATCCGTAATACCAAACCCTAGTATATCTGGCTGTATCTTTTGTAAATCGCTGTGAGCAACACTAAATAGAGTGGTAGCCATTATTCAGCCTTTTTTGTTTCTGGTTTCTTTGTTTCTTTCGGTTTTTCCGCTTTTGCCGGTGGTGCAGGTTTATCTACAAATTCTTTGAACCCCCTTAACTCATAGGTTGCTTTGTTGGCTTCATAATCTGCTTTAAGACGTTGAATAACCTTACCATTTCTTTCAAGTTTAATCATACTCATATTAATACCTCAAAAAATAGGGGTGGTTTCCCACCCCATAAGTTTTAGTTGATTACTGATTCGTTGAGCATTTCGATTCCATAAGAATCGTGCAGTTCACCAACTCCGTAGACGGCAGTAGCTACGATTTCATCTGCTCTTAATGAAGCATCTCTTTGAGTTTCAATTTTCAAGTCTTGCATCATTGCCAAACCTAAAGCGTCCTGTGAAAAGATACCACCTTTACAGTTATCTGTATCAGAAGTTCCATCAACATTTGAAGATTCAAAAATTTGAACACCTGCAATAGTTCCGATAAATCCAGTTCTCATTGCTTCGTTTTGAAGATCACCACCATTCGGATTAACAAATGTATTAGTGAGTGACTTCTTTACGTTGTAGATAACTTTCGGATTAAATACGCCATAATAAGGCATTGGAACATTAGCCTGTCTAAGTGTTGCAACAGCTTTGAAGATATTATCTATAGTCAATTCTGTTCCTGCACCACCAATACTTGTTGAGAAACCATCAAATAGAGCAATCAAGTCTGTGTCCATCTTTTTTGCAATAGCTTCACCAAATAACCTACCAATGTCACCTGCAACATTTCGTGATGCTGAATTTCTGGCTAAATCGGTTAAAGTGGTCATGATTCCTTGCTCTGATGCTGTGATAGTTACAGAACTTGGGTTCACGGCTGTGTTTGACAAGTCAGTCGCTTCATTTACGGCTGATGCTGACACTGTTGCGTAGATTGGTACTTCAACAGACTTACCGCCACCTGCAATAGTGTAGTTTCTGACTAGGTTTCGCATTATTGACTGCTCGCTTGCTACGAACAATGCTTCCGCTACGATTTCGGTGTAGAGTTCCGAAATGGTACTACTGGTTGTTTCATTTGCCATTGTTTACTCCTTTAAATAAAACAAATTAGGGGTTTGAGTTAATCACATAGGGTTTAGAATTTCGGTGCTTTCGATATTCAGCATACTTCTTTCTGTCCTCTGGATTGTTCATATCTAAATCACTCAGATTTAAAGGCTTATTGAGTTCTTGCCTATCCACATTTGACACAGAGCCAGAACCACTAGGGGTTGCACTGACAAAGTGAGGGTTTTGTGTAAGAAACTCTTGAACCAGTTCGTCTGTGGTCAAAAGTTCACCCGACTTATTGTATCTTGGTATTCCATTTTTATCAAGAATTTCTACGTTACCACTTTCATTAAGTTGAATATTGTTTTTTAACAACTCAACAACTTGGTCTGGATTAATCGCTTTATTCCTTGATGCTGAAGATAATACCGACTTATTTATCTTTATATCTTTTAGCTGACTTTCTAAATTTTCTTTTTCTTTGTTGAATTCTTGTGTTCTGGTTTTGAGTATTTCTTCAAACTCACCCTTTTGAATACGTTGCTTTTCTTCTGCGTCTTTCTGTGTTCTTACAGCCTTCACAGCAACATCAAAGTCATCAACACCAAGTTTTTTATACCAAATACCTCTTTCTTTGGCTATTCGTTTTCTAACGATTTCATTCATTTCATCTTCTGTGAATATTACCTCACTTGATGTTTCCTGTACTGGTTGCACTTCTTCTTCCGTCTTTTCAGTAGTCTGTTCTACTTGGGTTTCTTCAGCCATTTATAACTCCTATATATCCCAATCTGGGTTAGTTGGAATCCAAGTGTGCCGACAACGATAACCGCCACGAACGATAAATGGGTCACCTGTGGACTTGCCTTGCCACCCTTGATTATTCCAAGTATCCCGAATTTCTTTTTCGGTTAATGTTTTATTTAACATATCTCTGCAAAAAGGTCTACTATCTCTT